TCGCTTTTAGGCACGTAACCTGTTTTTTGTTCAAAGAAAGGATTAAATACTTTAACGTTTAATTTGTATGATTTGCCATTATGCTTAAATTTTGCGTTTGCTGCTTCTTTACCTTTTACTTCAGTAAAAAATTTATTTAAAGTTTTAGGATCGTTTTTTGCTTTTGACCAAGTTTCGTTTCTTAACTCTCCGTAACCTGTTGCTCCCATAAAAGAACTACCTTGAACAATTTTAGAAGCTTCGTTTCCTCCTAAACCTTTAACGTAATTAATAGTGTTTTTAACATATGTATTTGCACCTGCTTGAGTGTTATTTTTTAAAAAAGGTAATCCTTGTGTTCCTACTTTAACGTTTTTTACAGTAGAGTCTTTTGGTGTAATGTTAGCTAGTTCTATTCTGCCTTTTTTAATATAATCTCTTTTTACGTCTTTATCGACGTTACTGGCTTTTGTCGATACTCTATCACCCGGTTGTTCTTGTAAAGCTTCTTCAAAGCCTGGTCCGGGTAAGTCTTGACCCATACCCATAGATGCACTAGATCCACCTATCTCGTCTATCAAAGAGCCTATGTTTTTAGACTCAAGAACTTTATTTAAAACAGGGTTAGGTGTCTTTCCTTTACTTAGTTCTATTGGTTTTGTTAAATCAAAAATGCTTTGCATAATTATTCCTACACCGTAATGGCGGCTTGCACCGCCATACGGCTATCCCAGTCAGGGGTGTGCGATAAGGCTGACTGAAAACTATTAAAACTCATTTAGGTTCTTCGACTTGCGCCAAAACCTTTTACTGTAATTAATCCGCTGTTAGGTGATGTATCCATCGCTACTACTTTTTCTTTCACGACCTCTCCACCCTCTTTAAAACCTTTAATTTTTTTATCTTTCTTTTTTGATTTTAATTTGGTTAATGCTTCATTTAAATTATTCATTAGTAATACTCCCTCGGTTCCCTGATCCGTGGTTCATCGTAGTAGTCATCGGGAAGTTGTATGAAATTGCCTTGACGGTATCTCATGAGAGCTTGCGTAGTAGAATCTACGTAGTCGTCATGGTCGCCAAAAGGAAAAGCCGCACACTCCTCTATAACGTCCTCGGTCCACCGTTCATCTGGTACCCAAACTTGTCCAGACTCAAACAATGGAGCCACTGAGTTTACCCTAACGTGTTTATCTTGTCCTCTGCTCGGAGTATAATTCACGACAGGTATACCTGCTGATCTTAACTCGTCCGTCAAAGGAAGTCCAGAAGCTTTTGCTTCCACGATCACCGTTTCAGGTTCCCAGAACTTGTATTTATCAATAGCATTTTTTTTAAGCTCTGTAAACTCCCATCTGCCTTTGTCTGCGTCTAATAAAATTATTTGAGGGTGATTTTTTCTTGGATGACTGAACACGCCCCATGTGGTAATGGCAGAGTAGTCTGCTGTTTCTTTTTTACTAAAAGCAGTGTCATAGCTCTGTATGACGTGAATAAGATCAGGCACTTCTTTTTCTTCCCACACTTTCCACCATTCTCGTTTAATAATACTGCCTTCTTCAGAGGTTGGCTTTTGTTGCCACTGTGCTTGCCACTTCTGTTCTGTTAGTGAAGCTTTGGTAGTTTGTAATGTTTCGATGTCCCAGTATTCTGGCCAGATAGGTTTGTTGCTAGGAAGTATGGCAGGAAATTCTATAACCTCCCATTGATCAGCTTTGGGTTCTTTTGCTTGTGCATCTATTAATCTGCCTGTTAAATCTTTGACGCCCCAACGTGTCATGACCACCACAATTGCACCGCCAGGTTGTAGACGCTGACGAGGACCAGAGGTATACCATTCATACGCGTTGTCAAATGCTGTCGTGGATAGTGCATCTTGTTCCGAGTGCGGATCGTCAATGATCAATAAGTCTGCACCACGGCCCGTGATACTGGAACCAACGCCCGCTGCAAAATATTCTCCGCCATGATTAGTTTCCCAACGTCCCGCCGCTTTACTGTCCGCGGATATCGCAACTTTGTCAAAAACTTGTTTGTAAATATCACTGTCGATAAGGTTCTTCATTTTACGACCAAACCTTACAGCTAATTCTGTATTGTGTGTTGTTTGTATAATCTTGAGTTTTGGATTATTGCCCACGAGCCACGAGGGAAACAAGAAGGACGCAAACTCTGACTTCGTGTGTCGCGGTGGCATGTTGACGATTAATCTCTTAATCTTTCCACGTGAAATGTCCTCAAATTTTTTTGCAATTTTTTTGTGGTGATATCCTGATATGAACTCAGGCCAAACATGACGGACAAAGGATAAAAAATTCTTTTCTGCCGAATCTAGTTTTTTGAGGTGTTCTAATATTAGTTGCTCTTGCAACGCGACCTTCGTTTGATCAATCATATATATTTTTTTATATACTATTTTTATGGGACTCCAAATATATTATTTAGGGGTGGGTACATTTTAGGGGGTGGGTGTTCCTGTCAAACAGGCCTAGGGTAAAATATAAAAAATATTTTTTATTCTATTTAGGGGGGTGGGGGGGGGAGCTGCGGGGGATGGTTATGATTGCCCAGGCCAAAAGACCTGGGCGATTAAATTATTTATGATAAAACTTCGTACCTTTTAAGGCGGTGTCGAATGTCTGACCAGAGTTTAACATCCTATCGACAAGGTGACGTAGAGCTCCCATGTCAGTTGAGTAATCATCAACATTAGCTTCTGGGCTCTTGTCAAAGGTACGGATTAAATGAGTTAAGAGCTTACGTCTTTCATCTCTGTAAAAATCAACAACAGACTGCTGATCTTTTTGAGTGAAATCTATCGGCTCTCTCATGATTAATGACATTGCAAATCTCCTTTCTAAGATAACTATATATTAAATCGCGGTAAAAATAAAATGTATTAAAATGTATAGGCAGTGCCTAAGCTTCGTTTTTTTTTGTAAACCTAACTTTATTGGATAGGTTGCCCTGACTTCTACCAGCTCTATTAGACCAGCCTTTGGAGTTCTTTGAGTGTTTTGTGATGTGATCAATTTCAAATCCAGCGTACTGTAAATAACGGCCGTTTTGATCCTCATGTAAGTAAGTAATAAATTTATTAACTTCATATTCTTCTTGAAACATTTTTAAACATTCCCTGACGAACTTACTAGGGTATTTTTTTTGTTTATTAGTTTTCATTTCAAAGTAATCAGGAAAACAAATTCTAGTTAATTCATAAATGTTTTGATTATTAAGTTTCGGTGAACTAGGAACATTAATACTCAGGATACCTAAAAACTTTCCTTTAGTATAAACAGTCCAATCACCGCAATCATTTAAAAATATTCCCAAGTATCCTGAATACTTATCATTAAGCTTTATAGCCTGAGCTGGATCGTCGAATAATAAATCCATGTGTCCTAAAAATTCCCAATCATTTCCCTCAAGAGCTACATAATTTCTCATTGCCATAGCTGGTGCTTTATTGGTTCGGTGATAAAAGTTATAAAAAACTTTAGCTAGATCAAATCTTATTTCTTGAATTTTCACGCTCTATTTATACATGATCATGGCTCAGGGATCAAGGCTCAGGCGTGATGCAGCTGCAAGAACTCATAAAAACGATTTGTGGTAGGGATGCTCAGAGCAGCGATGGCATATGCTCTGAGCGGTTTGATTAAGCGGCGGCTAATTCTAAAGCGGTATTCATTGCCTTAGTTTTAACATTACCTAGACCATTTGAGGTAAAAGTATTTTTTAATCTTGAACTAGAATTATCTAATCCACCTCTTAAATGATCTTCATTATAAGTAACACAATTAAAAGCTTTCCATAAAGTATCTTTACGAACCGCATTGCCTGTGTTTTGTAATTTGAAAGTTTTACCATTACTTTCAATAGTGTCATGCCAAATGCCATAACATCTCTTTACTTGTTGATGCCCCGACAAACCATTAAAAAAAGAATAATCTTTTTTTCCATGTTTATCGAACTCAGCAAATAGTTCTTGGTTGCCATAAACCAAAATAAAATACTTTAACAAATCCTGTTCTTTAAGCTTTACTGCGTCAAGAGCCAGAGCCTGTTCTTTGTATTCTTCATTTGATTTTAAAGCGAGATCAATTTTATTTTTAACTAACTCTTCAAGATCAGAGTTAAACTCTATTCTATGAGTAATAGCTAGCATGAATTGATCATTATCGCTTAAAGCTTTCATATAAGTATTGGAACACCAGATAGAGATATCAGTAGAATTAATTTTTACTTTATCTCTACCAGTATGAAAATTGTTAAACATTAAATAATTTTTAACAACATCATCACCAATATTAAATGAACCATTAGTATTAGCTAAAAAAGTAACGGCACGATCGTTATCATAACTGAAACAATGTTCAAAATTAATGCCTACTTTCTCAGCAAAGTAATCACCCAGTTCGGCAAGCTTGCCATTTGGTAACGGGTAATATTGATTGGTTAAACCGCTAGTTAAAATTTGTTTTTCATCTTTAACAAGATTGAAAAATTTATCAGAACTAATGGTTTTACCATTTATGGTAGACTCAGTCGGATGCATTGAGACAGACCAATCAAGACCCGCATTTCTCATTAACTGCGAACAGTTTAACTTTTCACCGACTGCGTTGAATTGAGACAAGCCTTTATTAGTTAAATCAATAAGGCTAGTCCATTTGTAGTTTTCGATTTTAGACACGTTTTTTTCTCTACTTTCTACCATCGCAATATTATTTATATATTATTGGGATAACTTAACAAGTATTATTTGGCGGTGATATAATAATAATTTAGGAAAAACTATCGGGATTTTAGCCCCGATAGTTAAAGATTTATTTTAAGGCGGGATTGAAAAGCTTAGGATTTAACTTATCTAGCTTTAATTTGATTTGATTTTTTTGATCTTCATGATCAATTTTTTCTTGCAAAATCTTTTCAAGATCATTTATAGCTTTTTTATAACCTGCTATCTCTGCTCTTTTTGTTTCTTCATACCAGTAATTATCGTCAAAGAAACTATGAGGATCAACATCTTCATCTCCTTGCCAGTTATCAAGCTTATCTTGCATATGATCTACTCTAGATTTTAACTTACTTTTCAAATCTAATTTGATTTCTAGTAGTTTAGTCATGGTTATATTTTATTTATTTCCCAATTAATTGCAATAAGTTAGTTGAAAAAAATATATAACTCACCATAAACTTATTATGGAAAACAAATTATATTACTATTTCGTTTTAGCCATTACTGGCGACTACGATAATTATAACGTCAACTATTCTGACGCTCATAACTTCTTGTGTTTAACTACCAAGAAAATTAATCAAAAATATAATGTGCCCGAAAAAGAAATTTACGGACGTGAGATTATTAACCAAGATTGTGATTCTTATTACACAACCTACGAGGTTACAAATTTAACCAAACATGAATTTGAGGTAATGAGTAAAATTTTCACCGTCGTGGTAAATGAGCCGTGAATAACGGCTCATTAAGAAAGTAGAATTATTTCTTGTCGCCGTCGTCGAAGATGCTTGGCTTACCAAACTTCTCTTTATAAGCTTTATTAAATTTTTTTATGACGTCGGTATCTTTAATCGCGTCAATTAATTTAATCGCGGTTAAATCATCTTTTTCTTTATAAAGATAAAGATCTCTTTCTTCTTTTTCCATTAACCATTCTTTTACTTTTCCCATGATTAATTCTCCTTTCTATTTAATTATTCTTAGATCCTAAACTAATGGGATAGCAAGTCAATAAAAAAAGGGCAAGGAACAAAAATAAAAAAACCTTGCCCTTTTTCCGCGGTCGGTGTTTGCAGAGATAATAGAAAGGCGACCGCGAAGCTTTTAATTATTTATTATCTTAAACTCCTTCGTTTTAAGATTGAAGATCCCCCGCTTAATCTCCTGACCGTCAACATAAAACCTGAACTCCCTTGTTCCATCGCCGTGGTCTTTTTTCGTGATTCTATGATTTACAAAAGGGAAACTATAGCGACTACTAGAGCCGACAAGTATTTCAACTTGACCGTCGTCCTTTACTCCATAACTCTTTCCGCTTTTATAAATACAAGCTTCAATTTTATTCCATATTGGATAGCTTTGTGCCATGATAATTTTTTCCTTTCTGTCCTAAGATTATAGGAACTTGGTTCAAGTGTCAAATAAAAATTCTTCAAACTCCTTCCAATTATATGGCGGTCGCATTTCATAATGATTCGGCTCGGCTTTAAATCCTCGTTCCATTAACCACGCACCTTGATCACCGCCGTATAATTTGATGACCTTGCTTCTCGTGTCCTTGACCATATAATAATTTTTCCCACCATGGCGAAAGTTGTTGTAATTCCATGAGATTTGCAACGGTGAGAGTTTTATTGAATTTTGTTTAATACACTTTAATTCAAGCCAAACCGCTATTTTATTTTTAATTCCGTATAAATCTGGTATCCCTGCGGTCGCGAAAGTTTCAATTCTAGTCCAATGAGCGCGAGTATTTTTGATAATATCGCGCCCAAATAAAGTTTCAGTTTTTGCCATTACTTTCTACTGGAGAGAGTTTAGGTTTTTTATACTGATATGTTTGAATTGTTCCTTCAGTGTATTTTCTTTCACTTTTTTTACCTCTTTCTTTAATTTTCCAAAGCCTGTGAAAATCACCCTCTTTTTTAGTTTTATATAAACCATAGGCTTCATCTTTAAGAGACAACCGTAGTGCCTGTCTAAGATTTTTACATTCTTTATGTGATAATAGAATACTATCGCCTACTTGCATTTTATTCCAAAACTTATCAAGATATTTTTCGTGGGCTTCTTTGGGTAAAGGAACATTTTTTTCTATTCTAAATTCCACTACTCATAATCTTCCATAGGTCTTTTACTTATTTCCATCGTAGCGGTATCAGTATGAATAACATAATGACCATTATCACTATTGTCGCCGTCATGTTTATCCTTCCCAAAATAGTAAGATGAAGATAATAAATTTTCATCTGTCTCTATCTTTCCTATTTCACCACCGCGCTTAAACTGACGATCAATTTTATTTCTTCCTATGAAGTCCAAAAATTGTGTCATCATCACTCTAGCTTCGTGTCGTGTAATTGGATCGCTCCAATTATTCTGTGCTTTGTTTCGGTCTTTAAAATCTTTAAACCAATTCAAAGCAAAGTGAGGAAACTCCTCTCCTCCCCAATGATTAAACAAAGCAATACTTTCGTCACCGTTGCTGTCTATAAATGATATACTTACTCTATCACCCATTGTTTCTCCTTTCTTTGTGTATGGCGCTGTTTATACTCACAATGCTATAACTCATTGAGACGGGAACTATTTAAACATTCTTCCCGATAGTGATTACATTCAGTTAATGTGATGTATTCTGCTAGTGGATCATCACGCCTTTTACAACTAGCTATCATGTTTCTTTTCATGCCTGTACCATACACATTTATAATATAATTATTTCCCATAAAATTGCAAGTAGTTAATAAAAAAAAATTGACAATAATATAAAGTCCTATAAATTTAAGATATTAATAAATAAGGAGAAAGAAGATGAAAAAATATAGAGCAATAGATGAATCTTATCAGCGTGTGTATTACGAGGCTATATTCGAAGCAAAGGACGAGGATGATGCTGAGCGCATGGTTGCTGATGGGATGGTCACTTGGAACGAAACTAATTCTAAATTAGACGAAAATAATGTCACCATTGAGGAAATCAAAGATGAATAACTTAGTGAATGAGTGGAACAAGAGGGCTTCCGTATTAAATAATATGCAAATTAAAAAGGTGTATTACGAGAAAGACGAATATACAGGTAGATACGGTGTAGTCATAGAATTATATTTGGGCTTCAAATTATGGATTATGTCAGATGATGAGGGTAATGACGTTGGTGCTATACATACTAACATTAAAGAATTACCTTCATTACCTAGAATATAAGGGAGTTGAACAATGAGTGAACTAAAGGAATATCAATTTATTGTACCGTGTTCGTATTATTATCAAATAGAAGCAAAGACGGAAGAAGAGGCAAGGCAGATATTAATTGACCGTGGTGGACTTGATATAAGTGGAGATCTATTATTGGACGCAGAATCATATAAAAAAGCTGAATGTATAGGAGTAATGGACAATGAGTGAATTTAAGGATTGGGTAATGAATGAGCAAGAGAAAGACGATATATTAGATCAAATATCAGATGAGTTAGAACAAATGTCAGTAAATAAGTTTTCTGATTTAGTAGATCAATATGACTTAGGTATAGAAGAGATAGACAAAATATTTTGGAATTTACGAGATAAACTTTATGATGAGAGGAATAATAAAAATGCGTAAAGAATTAATAGCCTTTGTAATAGATCATCTAAAACATTTTAGATGTTATCCCATTGAGTTTGAATACAAAAACAAAGTTTATGATTATGATTTTATCATAAAGACAATAAGAGAAAGGAATAATAAAAATGAAAACTAAATTTGAGGAAGATAAAGAATATGATATAGCATGGTATATCGGAGTAGATGATTGTGAAAATGGTGATGAAGCAGTCTATCAAATAAAAGAACTAATAAACAATCCAGATTACGCAAAAGAATTTATAGCAGATTATGAAAGGTGGGTTGAAGAAAAAAGAAAGGATATGGAAGAATAAAAATGAAATATAGATATCTAGAAGCTAGGGGTTATTGGGATGATAACTCTCAAAATGCCTTTGATGTAAAAATAGCTATCGATGAATGGGATGGCAATGACGAGTGTGAAGATGATATGCAAATATTCACTTACTTAGATGAAGATGAATCATTAATGGAGGGTGACGTTATTTCGGATAACTTTACGATAGTAAAAATCTATGGACTAAAAGGAAGAGAGGAAAAAGGGTGAAAAGCAAATATTCTTACGACAATGTTTTACCCGATTATATTATTAACAATAACGACGGTGAGAAAAGAATAAAGCGCAAATGTTTTCATTGTGGTAAAGAAACACTAATGACTAAATTTCAACGGTGGTGTTCTGCCCATTGTAAATATATGGCGACACAAGATTGTGACGGTCAAGCACAAGAAGATTTTAAGGTTAGAACATGATCAAACTTGTTTTAACTTGGGTTTTTTTATTTTATGTTATCGCTAATCTTGAGTCTGCATATCATCATGGTCGATTACTTTTACTTCTAAACCAATAGATTCTCCGTTAACAACATTGTGGTCTCTAATTTCTTTTAACTTAGCTTCCAGTTCTGATCTAGTCATGTTGTCAAGGGAGGCGGTCACCACCTCTTTACGATCTACATAAAAACCTGCTAACTGACCGCGACGATACTCTGCCTGAACAGCAGGTCCTAACTGACCATTGGCAACAGCTTGTTCTCTTAATCTTGAAAGTTCTCGTTGATGACTAACAAAAGTAATTTTACTTGCTTCTGCATATTCTCTTTGTAAGTCCTCAATAGCTTGCACCACGTTGGGAAAGTATTTAGGATTTCTTAGGTTGCAGGCTTGTGATACCGCTGATCGCTCAGAATATCCTGCTTGCCTTGCACATTCCGTCGCCGTGAGGCGACCGTTTTCTTTTACAAAGATTTCTACAAATCTTTTCTGTTTAGGCGATAAGTCGCCATTTTTTATCTTAGGCATTTTTTTACTTTAATACACTTTTTCAATTCTGTATAGATTATTTTAATTCAATATTATAATTAATAATACTACTTTCAGTTCAAAAAAGACATATAGGGTGAGTTACTTGTGGTTACTTGTGGTTACGTCATCAAAGTAACCGTATTATTGTTGATTTACAATGGTTTTTGACTAAAGTTACGTGGTTACGTCTATTTTGTCGAATTTGAAAAACTATAAATCACTTTCAGTTTAAAATATCTATAGGAAAGTAAAAAAGGGGCCGAAGCCCCTAATTTAATTAGTTATCTTTTCTACAATTGTCTTCATAAATGAAGTCACGTGTTGACATTTGATGAGTGGCTTTGTATCCAGACTTATGAGGAACGTCGGGGTTGTCCCACCATTCCAAAATAGTCAAGGTGTATAAAAAACCACCCTCGCCGTCGTCACATTTTTGAACTTGAACTACTTGTTTTTTGTCAATGTTTTTGACCCAATTAGTCAAGTTCTCAGTTTCTTCAGTTAAAAAGTATCTTGCCATTTTTTTCCTTTCTATTTACTTTTTAAAGAGCAAAATAAATCTTTTGATTTATTTAATATCTCATTATATCCCATTAAATCCCATAAGTCAATGGGACAAAGTGTCGCACTTAAATCATTAATTGACAAAATAATCCTATAAATTTATAGTTAAATAGGGCTAATGAACTATTCCTCCTTTATAACTATAGGACCCTTTCTTCGAGGTCATTTTTTCATTGAGCATTAGCCCTTTACTATGAGAAAGAAAAATCACATAGAAGAAATCAGTCCCATGGTCCTTGTTTCGTGGCACGACGCCAAAGACGGAGAAACAGGGTGGCATGATCTAGAAGACATAAAAAAAGAAAGATTAGCCATTTGCCATTCCATAGGTTGGATGGTATACAAAGACAAAGAAAGAACTGTGATTATGTCAGATTATTCAGAGTTCGATGAAGAAAAAGAAGGCGGACGACACATCGTCATTCCGTCGGGTTGGGTAAAGTCAATTGCCTTTTTAGATGTAAAAAGATTGGAGAGAAATTAAAATGGATATGCAAAGACTATTAAAATCAGTACGTGACCATGAGGGTTATCGCAATAAAGTATACTTAGACACGCTAGGAAAAAGAACCGTGGGCGTCGGCCATCTTTGCGTCGAAGATTTTTGGGAAGACGATAAAGAATACGACGAAGAATTTTTAATGGAAATATTAGAAAAGGATTTAGAGAACGCGATATCGGGTGCAGAAGAGCTACTCGGTGAATACACGGTCCATGATCAGTGCAAAGAGATTATTGTCGAGATGGTATTTCAACTAGGAAAGACGGGCGTGAGTAAGTTCCGTAACATGTGGTCAGCGTTAAAAGATAAAACGCCACCAGATTATAAGACCGCCGCGGCCGAAATGCTCGATTCGCGTTGGGCCAAGCAGACCCCCAATCGCGCAAAGAAAATGTCAGAGCTAATGGCAAGCTTGGCGTAGTGGACGACGAGCTATTAAAATGGAACGGCTTTGACGACGCTATCTTAGGCGTGGGGTCCCGTTGTGGTATGGAAGACGTGTTAGTTTATAGCAAAAAGAAGATGGCATACATCTTGAGAGACAAAGAAGATATGAACGTAGAAGAGGCGATAGAATACCTCGATTTTAACGTTTTAGGGGCCTATATAGGCGAAAGAACGCCTATCGTAGTAGAAGACTTCATCTAATGGACGTTTGCCCTATCTGTGAGTTTGATGTGGAGGATTGCGATTGTTTAGTATAAGCATGAATAGAAGACTTTATAAGAAAAGAAGAAAGGTAATAAATCCCATGTACGTCAGTAATGATACCTATTGGGATAGATATGTGGGCCATAAGCCTAAGCCTTGGAGTCATCTCATTTATGTTGTGGGAGATGAAAATAATAACTTTAAAGTAGGCAGATCAACCACCAAAACTTTTGACAATAGGCTTCAAACGATTCAAGTAGGTAATCCTTTTAAATTAAATACTTATCTTATCGTCGTCGTGAATAGTCCAAAGATGGAGAGAACTTGTCACAAAGCATTAGAACAAAGCGGCGTGGTGAAAAGAAAAGGAGAATGGTTTAACGGGGATTTATCTGTTATTCGTTCTGTAATTTTTGAAACGGTGAATAAATATGATTAATATAATTATAGCTACTTGTTTGGTCTTAATTACGCTTTTATTAATATTTTTATGCGTAATGGTCTATGCGATTGGAGACCAGCTTCACGATAGTAGAAAGAAGAAAGATTAATCTTTTTTAGTTATGGGGATTATTTCTATATTAGATTGATTTAAAGAATAACCGTCTAATACTAACTCGCCAGAGTCAGATCCTTTCATTATAATCATTTCAGGGGTCGCTTTAATTTTTAATAAGACAGGCTCACCTTTTTTTTCAGGTAAACTTAATCTTCCACTCACAAAATTTTCTGCCTCTTTAGGATTAAAAGAAACTGACACTCCTGCTCTTGCAATAGGCTCTCCTGCCTCTAAATCAAATTCTTCTGTGGTAGTTCCTCGATACACTATAAACTCATCACCTAAATTTTTTCTAACAATATTTTGTATTTCTTTTTGATAATTATCATAGCCTTCTGCTTGATAAATTTGTTGTGCTACTTCTTCAGTAAACCCTCTTGTTCCAATATTACCGTATTGATCATCTTCTAAATCAGATATTTGTTCAGAAACTTTAATATTTTGAAGTTCATCATTTGTTTTTTCAAATAATTTCGACATGGGTAAATTTGATTTTTTATCATAAATTTCTTGTATTTGATTAAGGTCCAATATTTTATTAGGCCTCAAAACATAAGGATCTGCTTTCTTTAAAATTTCCTCTAATTGTTCAATAGGAGTATTCATGACACCTGATAAAGTTTGTCTTACATCCTCTCCTAAAGTTGTAAAATATCTAAACACATTTTCCATTATTTTACCGTCATAAGTTTCCGCAAATAAGGATATACCTTTTGGTTTCTCTTTACTTTTTTTTTCTTCCATTAAATCTAATACTTCACCTATTCCTGACGGTGGTGTATCGGGATCTTTGTCTGGCTCTTTGTCGGGGGTCTTATCACCTGTTGTTTCAGGAAACGGTATTATCTTACCGTCATTATCTTT